AGATAAAAACATACGGTTATATTAGCTGTTGACAGTTTGGTAAGCAATAGTTAATCTGACAATGGAGGAGAAAATCATGGAATATGAAGTACCTGAATATAGTAAATCCTACGGCAGATATCATGTCTCTGCATCTGGCGGGACACAGTCACTTGACGAACACATACTCAAACTGCTGTTACGCAAAGAGTATAAGATGAGTTTCCCAATGTCTGCTCGTCCCAGAGCTGGACAAATTGTGCAGATAGTGGCTGACCTTTGTGTGGGCTTGCACGACTACAGCCCCATCAGAGGACAGCAAGAACGCTGGGACTTTGCCGAAGCTCTGCGTCATGGCATGGCTGAGTTTATGACATACCAGCCATTGACTTGGGATGGTGGTGCGGATGCGGAAGCATTTGCCGAGTTTAAAAACCACATAGGCGAAATGTCCCGCCACGCTGTTGATGGATTGAATGAGTTTTTTGGTGATGAGGAGTTAGAAGGTGAGTATCAGCGCTATTACAAAGACCCACGCATTGATGTACCAGTCACGCTATTTCTCGACTATGCGAGCGAAGATAGACAGATTGACCTCAAGTGTTCACTCCCTCTCAGAAACCCACCAAAGAAAGACGGAACGAGAACTTGGCGAGTGCCAAAGCCAAAGACAGAGCCCACTCCACAGCAAGTCATGCAACAAGCGGTCTACCATAAATCTACTGGCCTGACCCCAGGATTGCTGTTCGTTACCAGTGCTGGTTACAATATCGTTACTGCTGAAAATTGTGAAGCATTACAACCAGATAGGCTGGAAGAAGCTTATGAAAATGTGGTAAGAAGGTGGCTCGCAGTGCAAAAGTTAATGCAAGTAGCCAATGGAAACTGGCGAGAATTGTTTGCCCTAGTGCCGCCGGACTTTGGGCAGATAGCAACAAGACATGGCGGAGAAGTATTGAAGATAGCAAAAGAAGCTTGGAGGACAGCATGAATACACACTTAGTACACTTCCAGCCCATCGCAGTGCCGAAGAAGGTCGCAGAAGAATTATCCTCACCAGACCCACTTGGTAAGCGCATGGATTTGGAGGTCGAACTTTTAAAAATGTACGCACCAACATACGTTTTTGGAGCGAAGAAGGAAAGAAAGCCTTTTCCAATCATTGAGCAAGTTACAGTGATGACCTTGACGGAGTACCGGATTCATAATGGCTTGCCCATTACGGGAGGACAGAATGACTGAGATAGAACAGGAACACGCCCAGCTCATAGACCTAAACTTAGAACGGTTGAACAGGCTGGAAAAAGAATTAGAAGACACAAAGGAAACGCTGTTAGCCATGATGAACATGATGACAGCTTACTTTGAAAGCCAAAAGATTGAATTTGAGGAGTTAAATGATGACTGATATTCAACAAGCTATGGCTCTGTGCGCGGAGCTAAACAAAACGCACGGCGTTAAGCAACGCGGGGGGAAAATGTACACCCAAGTTGTGCACCGCATGGAAGCCTTTAGAAAGGTCTTCGGTGTATCTATGGGGGTTGATACCCAGATACTTGTAGACGATGGACAGAGGGTCGTTATAAAGGCTATAATCACTAATGCAGATGGCATAGTAGTTGGCTCTGGTATGGCAGAAGAGATACGGGGGCAAGGCCACGTCAACACTACATCTGCTTTAGAGAATTGTGAGAGCAGCGCGATAGGACGTGCGCTTGCCTCGATAGGGTTGGCTGGTGGCGAATACGCATCAGCAAATGAAATGGATGCTGTTGGCAGAAAGACAGATATCCAAAACAGTCAGGCGGCTGGCGCTGGCAGTCCTCCTCCAAAGTCCGATGCGACTCCGCCTGAACCCACACCCACACCACAGCCTGAACCTGTAAAGGTAAAGGAAAACCCGACAAGCCAAGATGAGCAAGACTGGGCGTTCTACAACGACCTGGAGGCTCAGCTCGTCACGAAGGACATTCCGGCTAAAGTCGAGAAGTTGTTTGTTGATAACAAGAAAAAGATTAAAGATATTTCCGCAAGGAATAAGGAGAGAGGTGACAAGTTTGTGCTTCTCTTCCAGAAACGCCTGAGTGAGCTAGAAGGAGTAGCATAATGGCAACAAGACTAGAAAAGATAACATCAATAAAGGTGTTTCCAAACGATGAGGGAGCTGCCAAGTGGGGCAACAGCAAGTTTAGCCCGTACAAAGACGGCTCACCAGCAGACATCACGTTAAGAGGTGACAAGAAGTACAGGGTTTCTGTCTTTGAAAATGATGACGGTACTCTGGGCATTTCTATCACCGAGCCAATCCAACAACAGGCGGGTGATAATCTGCATGACAACGTACAGCAAGGCGGTCTACGCAAGGTAGCTGAAACATCAGCAGTAAAGCGCAACGCACTTAGCCTTGATGATGACATTCCATTTTAGCGATGGAAGTCCAGCCACAAATCTTGATAGCAGCCTACGAAGATGGGCTGCTTATCACCATAGATGGCAAGTCATACTTTCTCAACATGACGGAGAAACGTATGCTTGAGCTGGCGCAAGACCTGATTAACAAAAGCCTTGATAACATACGCGGGGATAAGTATGGCTTGGTACGATAGAGGAAGAAAAAAACCTAAAGCAAAGCAACCACAGCACAAGGTTACTTGCGTTCAGTGTGGCAAGGAGCACATAGCTCTCAACAATTCATGGACGTGTAACGGCAGAGGAGACGTGTTGTGTTATGGAACTGAGGAGAGTTGTTTCAATGTATTGTTCGAAATGTCTAAAAGAAGTAGTAGAGAAGAATCAGCCAATCAGGATGAAGAAGTATCGAGGGAGATGGAACTTCCTAGACCGCCTACAGACTGGTGATAGCTTTGTGCTTGGCACAATTCAAGACTATGATAATGCGAGGAGAAGTATGCACTATAAAAAAATACCCTACAAAAGCGCTAAGATGCCAGACGGTTCTGGCTGGCGCATTTGGAAGGTAGAACAGGATACCGCTGGACAGCTCTAGCGGTAGAGGACGGGGCGGGTTTTTCGTAAAGTGCGAAAGTTGATTGTCAACAAATACCGCGCACAACGGGGATGTCTTTACCGCCCCGTTCTCACTATTTCTTTTTCTTTGCTTTCATAATGCGCTGCTGCATTGCTTTGGGCAGCGTCTTTTGTTTAGCTGTTAGGCCATTGCCCATCTTCTTCCCAGCTTTCTTTGCTGGACGACCTCGCTTCGAGCCGTATGTACCTTTGCCCATTGGCATTATTTCTTTCCCTTCTTTGACTTGTTACGCTTGGAGATAGCTGCTGCCTTGCTCTTCGCATCAGCTTTACTGCTTGCACCCCATGCTCTCAGGGATAAAAGCAATCTAGTTGGCTTGCCATTCTTACGCTCCGGCCCACGCATATTACCCATTCTGGCAAGGAAGCTAGCCCGTCTAGGATTGTCTCCAGACTTGACTGGACGCTTTAGGTTCATCCCCTGCTTGCGAGCAGAGGCGCGACCCTTTGCATTAAGCCCACCCTTCGGATTTTTCCCTGCCTTACGCTGCCAAGCTGGTGTCTTAGGCATCTTTCAAACTCCGTATTCTAGCCACTAAACGCTTGGCCCGGTTGGGCACTTGGTCAAACCACTTCGAGTCTATCATCTGTTCCGCAGCCTCATCCCAATCACAAGCATCAACAGCCTTCTTCATGTTTTTAAATGCAGACAAGCGCGGTCTACCAAGGTTAAACATCATATTAGCAATCACAAGCTGGGCTTCTTCCGGCAGCTCGTCAAAGTCCCTGTAAAGTATGTGGCACTCTTCTATAGTCACAGCTATGTCGCGGCGGAATACTTGCTGCACTCGCTCTTCTGTAACAGCCGTGCCCACGGGCTCGCCGTACTCTGGGTCATCCTTGGTTACGAGATGCCCTATGCCGAAAGTCTCCAGACCTAAATGGTCTAGATATATCTCGTACTTACAGCCCTCATCAGCAGCAAGCTCTTGTCTGAGCTGGTCTATGTTCATTTGCGGAACTTTCTAGTTTTCTTTGCAATGCGCTTCGGCTGTTTAGATACTTGCTTGCCAGCTTTAGTTGCCTTGCGTTTAGCTCTTGATGTTGCCGCATACTCAGCAGGGGATAACGCCTTGATAGCAGCGGATGGCAGATAACGCTCACCCGTTGCCTTCTTGCCCTGTGTGCTTGGCTTGCCTGACTTGGTGCGCCACTTCTGCGCTGTCCATTTCTTCAGGCTTCTTTGTGATTTCTTTAGTGGCATTACTTGTAGCCCCCACCTTTGGCCTTGTATTGCTTGGCAAGCATCTGCGCTTTACGAGCAGACCACTGCCCTGGCTTACCGCCCTTGCCACCAGCCTTAATTTGCTGGAACAAACGCTTACGCATAGTAGGCTTAGTATAATTACCAGCCTTGTTAACTGTGGATTTGCGCTTCTTGGCTGGCATTACTTTGTAAGCCCCTTCTGCTTTTCGTAAGTTCTGAGGCCACCAAGCCCCAACATACCTAATAATACAGTCATCAGCGTATCCATGTCAAAAGCCGGATAAGGTACAGGCTGATAGCCCATATATGCTGTCACCACATCAGCCACAGGAATAACAAGAAAATGAACAAAGAGAGCAAGTCCACAAGTCCAACCAACAAACGGCCTCCAACCAGCTACAAAGATATTCTTACTCTTTGCTTCTTCTGCATTGATAGTTAGCTGCCCTTTTGCTAGCTCTTGAGCATGACGTTCTGCCATTGTGGCAATCTCATGGGCTAGCTTGTTTTTCTGGTCTTTATCTTCTACAAACTTGCCAATTAAATCTGTGGCTGGGCCAATCAATGCCTGAATCATTCTACAAACTCCAATATGTTGCCGTCCTTAACCTTAACTTTTAACTCTTTGCATGACCACTTCTGGTCAAAGTTATTAGTGTGGCCTACGTTACGTTTAATCTTTCTGCGTACAGACAAGCACTCAGACAGAGATTGATAGGGCGTATACTCTACCTTCTCGCCACCCATAACCAACAATAATACGAAGGTTAGCTCAATCACCGTTTCGCAACTTCTCTATGTTTTCTTCTAAGCTAGTTATACGCTTCTCATAAAACTCTAGCGTTAGCTTCTGTTGCTGGTCGTATGGTGCTTTGCCACCTTCTATTTCGTTCTGCAACTTCTCTAACTCAGTAGCTAAATGCTCTATCAGCATGAACTGTTCGCTGTCTGCTGGCAAGCTACC